CAATAATGGCCTTTGGTGTAATAATTTCGTCAATGATACGCTGCTTCTCTGCCTCTGAAATATAATAGTTTTCTTTTGGCTTCATGGAGATAAAAACTTTACCATAAACAGGAGGATCGTTATCTTCTCCACCCCAAACAGAAATAGAATCAATATTTGGATAGTTGTTTAGAATATAAGTTTCATAATCTTTAAATGTAATTAGACGATTCTGCGTAGAGAATCGTGCAGCCGCTGAGAATTTAATATTGTCAACTGATTCACGGTCAGCACCACCAGAAGCAGCTGAAATTGGAGTAATTGTGAAGTTGGTAAGTGATTGACCCAATGAATCTACGGCTGAAGATAAAGCAACAAAGTTGTTCGCTTTGTTAGATGCGGTACCATTTGTTAAAAGATAAGTTACATTTACAATAGCACCATCAGGTAATGATTTACCTACTACATTGTTACCAAAATAAATTTGATATTTTCCTCCTCGTTCTTCTTGTAAAAAGAAAACTTCAGATGTAGCAGTAATATCTAATACATCGGTTACCTTTTCATAGGACTCCGTTGCTGTGTTAGAAGCCGAAGGAGTCACAGAAACTTTAATTGTGGTTGTATCTATATTTGTATCAGGTATTGTAAATGCTTGTTTTGGATTTGAACCTTGGTCATAGGTGAAAGAATAATTCACTAATTGACCTTCATAGATTTCTAGGTTTTCAAACAGATAAGATGAATTAGCTTTTGTTGCGGTAACCTCATCTAAAACCACAAAGTTATAGGCCTTGCTATCAATTTGATTTGAGAGAAAAGCATAACCTGCTGGCAAAGTTAATGTGCCTGCAGAAGTTGTAGTAGAATTTGCCAATAAATTAATGATTGATACAGGCGCTCGTGTGGAGTAAGGAGTATAACCTAGTGTTTTAGCGTGTGATACCGCCGACTCCCGCAGAATAGCGGTGTCTAAAAACGATTCATTTGCAACCATGTTTAAATAATACGCATTGTAGTGAGTATTGTAGGCAAGAATATCTAAAAGAATATTTAAGCCAGCACCATCAAAATCGTAATCTGTAAATTCAGATTGTTGCTTTAGAAAAGCTTTTAAGTTATTTTTAATTGTGTCAAAGTCAAGCTCTGTCACTCGTAAACGGTTTGCCATTTTTATCTAATTCTCTCTAAAAAGAAATTAATTGTAATTGGGTTTGGATTATTAATTATGAAAAACTCCAAACGAATTTTATATGCATTTTCATCGGGCGCTGGCACAGCATCTACTCTAGATACTTGAGCACGAGGTTCAAAATTACCAATTACCTCTGAAATCTCTCTTTCTAGTTGTGCCGAAGTGACCGAGTCCACCTGTTCAAATAAAAGGCGCCGCAGATTGCTGCCAAGTTCAGGTTGAAAAAGCCTCTCATAGTGGTTTGTCAATATTAAATTTTTAATAGAGTTAATAATAGCAAACTCATTCTTGTGAGTATTGATATCTTTTTTAACTGGATGAATGGTAAAATTCAAATCCAGGTCTCTAAAAGTGCGGTCTGATTGTATGTTTACGGTTGCCATTTTCTATTTATTCTAGTTTGGAGGGCCTGTGTTACCACCACCAGGTAAAACTCCAGAGTGAGTATGTGTAGCAAGAACTGCTCCACTATCAGTAACTACACCTGAGGCTGTGATATCGCCAGTAACATTTACATCGCCTGTTAAATTAAACGAAGAAGCTGTGGCATTAACTGTTCCACCCACAGTCATATCTACTTTACCACCAACATCGGCAGTAACATTACCATCAACATCTGCAATAACATTACCATTAATTGTTGCCTGTAAATTGCCGCCAATTTGTGCGGTAACATTCCCATCTACAAACAAATTAACATTGCCTTGAACATATACTGAATCATCACCAATTATGACACTAAACTTATCTCTTTGGATTCTCTCAGAACGGTCTCCAGCAGGTCCCCATTCAACATACGAACCAGAGCGATGGTACAAGTGTATCCTCTCAGCTCCTTTCGTGTCATCAAACTCCATGGCATGCCCGGATTCAGATTCATACACATTGTTATACGGGTAAATTGCCGCATAGTATGAATTTGGTTCTACTTTATTTGCCTTATTTGCCGCTTTACTTTCATTAATGGGGGATGGAAAATCTGCATCATTTCTTGCCAAGCGTGATGTGCTTGGCTCATCTAATCGCCTTGGATAAAGTGTAGATGATTCTGTTGGTTTAACTGGTGCAGCCGTTAATTGAGCCTCGGTTCTTCCATCACTAAAAGCTTCTTGTGAGTTTCCTGCTTTTAATGGAATGCTAGGAAAAGAACCTAATACAATTGGATTTTGGCCATTTTCTCCATCAGCAAAAAATCCAAACACCATATCACCTTCTTTCGGTGTGTATGTGTTTGTATTGTTTAAAGGCATCACCGGCATTGCCCAAGGCAACGCATCAGTTGGTAAGTGCATTTTATTTTCAGCGTGCCAACCAACACAACGCACACGAAGCCGACCAAGCTTTAATGGGTCTTGTCTATCTTCTACAACACCAATCCACCAAGTAAAGCCGTTTTTACCAGCGAATTCTTTAGATTCTTCGTTTTTAACCATATCAATAGTTTAAAATTTCTTCTTGTTGTTCTGCATCGCTTCCAGAAATGAAGCCGATATCAGATGAACTAGAAGCAACCTCAATGATTGTTTCATGTTTCTCAAATCCAATAATTTGTCGTGATGCTATAATGATATATTTTCCGTTAATACTTTTGTCATCGCCTCGTGAAGAACCTACGATTGGAGCTTCCACATTTACATTAAATCCTGAGGATAACTGGAAGTTTCCAGGCATCACAATTTTAAGGCGCTTAGACATTAAGTTTTTAATAATTGCTTTTCTTTGAAACGACCAGCTTTCAATACTCTCGCCTTTTGATAAAGAACTAGAATCTCTTTTTTTAATATATTCACTATACTGTCTATTGAAGTCAAAAATACTTACCACTTTACGAGAGTTGAATGATTGTGCATTTGAACCACCATCTCGGTTTTGTATTTGTGTATAATTAGGAGTATCATTACCATGTTTCATATTTGAATAGTGGTCGCCATAAGATACATTTTTTGTGCTAATTGTTCTTGTTACTGGATCAAATCCAATAAATTTACCTGCATTTACACCAGAACGAGTTCTCTCAATGTTATCATTCATTGATACTACTTCTAAACTCCTAGCACCACCCATATTACCAAATGGGTTTTCTCCTTTAATATTTTTTGTTTCATATGTAACATCAAGTATTGCAGGTTGAGTTAACAGAGTTGAAAGCGTTGCAAAATTAAAACCGGCTACATTTTGAAAAAACATAAAATTTGGGGACTGTTTAGAATCTAAAGCCCGCTTCGCACACCACTCAATTGCTTCTAGTGGCCGAAGATTTGGTATTACAATTTTTTGTATGCCTGAAGAAAATTCGTAAGTACCTCCTAAATTATTTTCAGATACCTTTAAATAATCAACCAAAATTCTTTCAACTATTTTAGAATAGTTTGTTTCATAAGATTGATTTATTCTCTGTTGGTCGGAATACATCAATTCATCTGAAGTAAAATGAAGTAAATAACTTTCTAGGCCAGGATTAATACTTTGCCTTTCGGTTTGTTTATAGATACGAAATGCTTTTTTAAAAGTTAAAATATCAGAGTTTTTATCTTTTTTAATTGTAATTAAAAGTGATTCTGAGCCATCAAACAAAAGTTTGCTAGAAAGGCCAATAGCATCATTAATGACTATATTTCCGCTCATCACAGATAAAAACATTGTATCAAAAATGTTTATTTCTCCATAAACACCTTTAATGTCAATTTTACCCCCTTTAGTTACAATGACCAACTCATCTAAAAAAAACTGAGTTGATTTTAAAAGGCTTAAACTCATAAACTAATTACTCTCTTAAATTCTTTTTCAATTTGTGGTAAAAAATCAGATTTGATTAGATTTATTTCACGCTTGGATTCATTTAAATTGGTCTCATATGTATAATATGACTGTGTTTCTTTTGTTGTTCTAATAGTAACAACTTCACCAGCTTGTGTTGTTTTAGAAACAGAAGTTGCTCCAACATTGGCATAAGTGTTGGCATCTATTGTAATTTTTTCTTGTGTAATTGTGCCATCATTTGCGGTGGTTGTAATTACTTTAAAGTATCCTTGAACATTATTTTCACTTAGAGCCCAAGACAAACCTGATTGAGCAGGAGTATTTGCTGTTCCATTTGCCGTATATTTTTTATCAATATAATCAATTAGCGTATCACTCTTTAAAGGCCAATCAAATTGTGGATCAATAATATTATTGAACAACAAAACAACCCAATGATATTCCACATTGCCATAATATTTGTTGGCTATAATTTCAGGAGTATCACTATCTTGAACCTGATATGGATAAAAAGCAGATGAGTTTTCTTTTAGTTGTGAATCAAAAGCAAACCGAGCTATAATATTAGTAATAGCTTCTACGCCATTAACATCATTGTTGCTGGTGTAAAATGTTTTAGGAAAGTAATTAAAGTATTTTGCCATTTTTATTTTTTTTAAACCTATTACTGTCTAAATTCTGGATTCAATTGGTTTTCAAGAATCTGATTAGCTTGTTTATCTGTTGATGGTGGAGAAGGATCACCTGGCGTATTTTTAGTTAGGTAGCTTGTTTCTTGGAATTGTAAAGACATTTGTATAGCAACTGGCATACCTGTTCCGCCACGAGTAGCATTTTGACCTGGTACTTCATATGCAGAAAAACCGTTTGGTGCATAGTTAACTTGTATTGATTTTAACACACAATTACCAGTTTCTGGAATATTTTCATTTTTTTTACCAGCATAATAAAACCCTATATCAAATTCTGATGGAGGTATTAGTAAACTTCCAGATGAACCTTCTTTAAATTCTGGAGCTTGGTGATACTGTAAAGAAGTAATAATTTTTTGAACTTCAACAGCTTCTCTTTCATCTCTTGGATAAAAAATAAAATCATATTGAAAGGATCGAAATTGTGGTGATTGATATACGACTTCTAATATAGGATTAACCACTGCTCCTAAAGCTAAAAAAGCTCCTAGTGTGCCAAGGTCACCAACCCTTCCTTTTGCAATATCTTTTATCTTGGCTGTAGCTGCAGCCATAGCTCCAGCGATAGCGGCATCACCTAATTTTCCACCTTTTTGCATTTCTGTTATAGATGCAGCAACTCCAGCTCCAGCTGCTCCAGATAAACTCAAATTTTCATAATTTTGTTGGTAATCAAATTGCAAAGTATCTGGCATATACAAAGCAATAATTTGTCCTGTTCTTGTTGTCTTTCTAATCCCTCTTACCAAATCTCCATTATTTACTAAAGATTTTATATTATCCCTATTAATTACCTGTGAAACTGCTCCGCTTACATTAAATATGTTAGGTTGACCAAAAGGATTATTAAAATTTCCTACAGCGCCTTTAAATGAATTAAAAGCACTTCCAACAGAACTTGTTAGATTGCCAATGGCACTGCCAGTAGCATTATTAATTTGACCAAAAGCGTTTTGAATTCCGCTAGCTAACTCACCCCCTACATTTGTTTTTACTGAATTACGAGCAGAATTTATCACATCTGTTACTGCACCAGATATTGGATTTTTAAGTGCAGCTGAGGCTGCATCGGTAAAACCTGTTGGTATAGATTCGCCTGAGGCTGTTGATACTGCTTGTTTTTTAATGTAGATGAGCATGTAATGCCCTTTATCTGCATTTCCAATGTCTAAAGGGTATCTTAGAGTTGTCGTGGCAAATTTATTGTCCACTAGAGGTTGTAATGGACCCCTAGAATCACCTTTTTTAAACTGAATGTCGCCAAAGCCAAATAAAGGCATGTTTAATCCTTTGAAGTAAGATAGATAGTATTTATGTCATATAAAGGATGGTTTAAACCAAAAAACCCAAACAAATACAAGGGCGATGCCAATAACATCGTCTATCGGTCGTCATGGGAATTGCGTGTGATGAAATATTTAGATGACCAT